CTGTTGGTGTGGGTTACAATAAATTTAGGTTTGCTGGGAGTTTGGGTAACATTAGCAGTCCCAACTGCGTCTGTTCCGCCTGTTGGGGCGGCTGCGAAGCTCACAGCGGGCGGTGTGTCCTTGCTGTAGCCAGTTCCCTCGTTGGTAATGGTCACACCCACCACTGACCCGTCGTAACCGAGGATCGCGGTTCCCAATGCCGTAGTTCCGCTGGTTGGAGCGGCAATCGTGACAGTTGGAACAGCGATGTAGCCACTACCGCCTTCTGAAATGGTGATGCTACTGATTTGACCCGCCGTAATTGTCACCGCAGTCACAGGATCAACAGAACCATTGACATAACGCAGGTCAGCCGATCCATCCGTGTAATACATCCGGTTGTTCAACTGGGCAAATCTAACCTTGGCCCCGGAAACAAAGGTTGCCCCGGTTAACAAGGTAAAGGCTCCAGCTTCAGTTGCAGCTTTCAGGTAGTCCGAGCCGTCAGCTATCATCAGGTACTCAACACTGCCCGTGTCAAAGTAGCCAAGGGAAATAACGGGGGCAACCAACCCTTCCCAAAGCCCATCCTCGTCTTCCCAAAGTGCATCCGTGTCTTCCCAGATCAAGTATCCCGCAGAAAGGCTTGTCCCCCTGCGCGTGACTGCATTTCCAAATTCATCAAGGTCAATGTTCTTGCCCTCGGCATAAGCGTTCTCCGGTATCAGGTTTGAGCGGGAGGCACTGACTTGACCGCCCACAAAGCTGTTGTTCCCGTCCAGTATAACGGGGTCATCCAATACTTCATTTGCGATAACAGGCATTACGCTACAAAATCATCCCTTGACCAGTGATCCACCACCGCCGGGATGATGACACTCACCTTGTCCTGCTGCACATTGTCCAGATCACGGCATATTTGCAGTAGATTAGCCGCTTCAGTAAATTTAACCTGCGCCTTCTGGTATTGCATGGAGCGTTCCAGCATATCACCCTCCGAATACGCCAGTAAGGCGTTCTCTGCCCCATTGATTACGGGGCTATCCGAGTCACCCATCTCCACGAACTTCAACTTGCCAAGGGCATAGAGGGTTCCGGCATTCTTGGGCGTGGCAATGGGTTTGATCCGGCAATAACCGCTGGCATCAGGCGGAAGAGGGACAAAGTTCTGAGGATTAGCCCTGCGATTGGTGGTGTTGTTCCACATATTCGGGTTTAGCTGGAAGAACTGAACCCAACTCGCCCCCACACACTCCAATCCATCCTCTTTCCCCGTCTCCGTGAACTTCACGGCTACAATGAAGTCCAGCTTCGGGGCAGTTGAGGCAACGGTGGAGGAAGTCGGGTAATAAAATATGGTTGGATCGTCAGATAAGGTGATGACTTCATCCTCTGCAGAGACTGAAGTTGAGACAACGCCCATAGAGTTCGTCCAGAGCGAGGCTTGAAACATCATCCGATAACGATTGTTAATGAACTTCTTGCAAGTCACCACAGACGCACTGTCCGTGTCGCTCATCTTCGTCGTTATCTGGTCTGCCAATTCAGTTAATGTCATCAGTCTCCCCTCTCTATCTCCGATTCAAGCTCTGCGATTGTGTCCAGAGCCTCCCTCACCCAGTCAGGAGCCGCTATCGTCGCCGCCTGAAACTGCGGGTGAGCTATCATCCTCTCCCCGNTGTCCAGACGAGGCGAGAAGCACCCCGTCAATAGCAGCACGATTGCGATCACGCTTTTCTCCCAACCGCTCCAGTGCCGCCTTGTCATCCAGCTTGTCTCCAATCCTCTCCACGGCTTCCACCAACTTCGGTAGGGCCGCTAAACCCTTCAACGCCTCCAATATCATTTCCTCTTCGTGGCATATTCCTTCATCGCATCCACGATTCCCTGACCGCCAATGTACGCAGGGACAATTATGACCACTGCGCCTATTACGCGCTCTGCCACTTCCGGCGTCAGGTTCAGCCAGTCAGTTGCCACAACGAGCAAAAGCCCTCCGAGTGCAACCCACAGTTTCCGTGATTTAAGTTTTTCTTTCATTGTTCTTTTAGTAGTTTAGCAATTTTAACCGCTGTCCATACACAAGTCATGGCAAGCAGCAGTATCTTCAGTATCAACTCAAGGTCAGTCAGGCTGACTGCGGCTAACACGCCACCGTTCACCCCGAACATCTTGAGATATTCACTCATGTCATCCATTTGCATCCACCCTGTTCATCCTGAAATTATTCGCTCGGTGCAGTAGCTTGCCACGCGAATGGCTTGCTGGTCGGCCTTATCTTCGCCGCAGCAATCTGCGAATCCAGAGACTCCTGAAAGCCCCTTTCCTCAGCTACCGTATTGGCGATTTCAATCGCCCATTCCTCTGTCAAGTCTTCAAAGGGAATGAAGTTATCCGGGTCAGGCGCAGGGAGCTTGTGCATTGTATCAATGTACGCACTGTATTCTCCGTCTGTTCCGGTCATCCCGCAGACTAAATCCACGACCACATTGCTGAGATCGCCTTCGTCCTTCTGAAGAGCCTCTAGTCGGCTCCATGTGTATGTGTTTGCCATAATCGGTTATGTGTTGTTGTTTCTTTTTGCCCTGCCGCGTTTCTTTAGTTCATCAATCGCTTGACGGCGATGCGGCGAGCGTTGGCGGCAACACCATTTCAGGTCAATATCACTCAACTCGGCAGCGTTGGTTCCATCCCCCTCAATGAAGGCTGGGCCATCTACGCACACCTCAGCGANCTTCGCCAAACACTTCACCGCCTCTGCCAGTTCATCCAGCGTGAGGTTGTCGGTGTCTTTGCCTTGCAGAATATTTTTAGTGTTAGCGTCCATAAATTGTTATGTGTTACTTTTTATACAAAAGCCGCCCAGTACTCGACTCCAGACGGATCATGCCCAGTCTCGAACCAGCAACTGTTTGAACCCTGATCTCCGGTTGATACTAGCGTGGCGCAAGGATGACCATTAGCAGTGTAGTTACTAGAGGCAGTGTAGATTTGTCCGGTCGGAGNCTGCCCTTGGGCCATATCGTAAGCGGTGTAGATTTTATCATCGTTATAGTCTGAGGTGATATACATATCTACATACTCATCGTAATGCTGAAAATCTACAGGAACCACGGTTATTTTCCGCCCTTCTGGAACAGTGTCGGACTCTGGGATGGTCACGTTATAATCGGAACTGTTGCTGGGGCAGTTTACTATTAATATCTGGTCATTGCCGTCCTCCGAAATAGTGACACTGCTGCCAGTCGTCTTAACTGTAACAGTCGTTGATGCGCCTCCAGCATCCTCCCATGTGGCTAATCCGTCTGCGTCCGAGGTCAGCACCTTGTCAGCACCGGGAACTCCTCCGGTAATCTTTATCTGCCCGTTTATCTCAAGCTCCGAATCTGGATCAGCGACTCCGATGCCGACTTTGCCGCCCTGTAAAATGGTGAGGGCTGCTTTTTCACTCCCACCGTTATAGACATCAAAATTGATACTGTTGTTAGTGGCTGTTCGCATTGCCCACAGCGCATCCGACCCAATGATGTTCCCCGTTGTTGCGTCCCCCGGATTGACTGTATCAGTCTGAACGCCGTTTGCATAAATTGCACCCTGCTCAACGTGCAGCTTTGCACTTGGCGCCGCCGTCCCGATGCCGACGTTGCCCGCGCTGGTGATGACGAACTTCTTCGTGGCTTGAGTACCAAATTGGAAATCTGCATTATCGTTTATATCATTGAACGTAATAACACTTTCAGCAGCAGCAACAATCAACCGTGTGCCTGTTGTCGTGGTAGCATTAACCATGTCAAGCAGCGGGGTCTTTGTACCCCAGTAGGTATTTGTCGGCATTAAGGAGATGGAACTTGTAGAGGTAGTGTGATATGTGGAAATCCCCACCGCATTTTCACCCGTGTATACAGTTAATGGGTTACTCGGCGAAGCCGTCCCGATGCCGAGGCCAGTGCTTGTCCACGTCCCTCTGTCAGTGCCACTCGTAGCAAATGTAATGTCAACCGCATCTAGGGTTAGGTCTGAATAGGCAGATGTAGTCCGGTTGTAGGAACCAACGCGACCCATAGTTCCTGAGTACGACAACTCAACTGCCCCACCCGTCTCGCCGGAATCCGCAACCCCTTTAGCCCGAATCATTAACTCTGACTGAATGACTCCATTGACGTTGAGCTTCGTTACTGGCGAAGCCGTCCCGATGCCGAGGCGATTATTGCTGTCATCCCAGAAGAAATTTGAGTTGTCCTGCGCCAGTTCCGTGGACGAATCCACAAACAGAACTGACCCGCTTGTTCCGCTGGTGACAGTGGTTCCAATTCCTATGGCTCCAGTTCCCGTTACCCAACTGCAAGTTCCGTCGCCATCTTCACGCAGGAACTTTGAAGCACCTGTTTCGCCCGTGGACAGGACGGCTGTACCCTCAACAGCCCCTCCGCCAGCGTCTTGCCAG